CTCTGAGCTGGAACTACGCCTACGGCGGCTACCTCGGCCTGCGCCCCGCTTGTAATCTGTCCTCTGATCTCCTGATCTCCGACTCCGTCGACTCGGATGGATGCTATACAGTGATCTACAATCAGGCGCCCACAGCGCCGTCGTCCATCACTGTCCCGAGCGAAGTGCTCGGCGGCGAGAACCTGAGCATCTCGTGGGCGGCCTCCACCGACCCCGACGGCAACCTCTCCGGCTACGTTCTGGAGCGCAAGGTCGGGAGCGGCACATGGGCGCAGATCTACAAGGGATCCTCGCGCAGCTACACCGACGCCATCACCTACGGATGGACGAGCGTGCAGTACCGCGTCAAGGCATACGACGCCGCCGGCGCGGAGAGTGCGTATACCACCAGCGCCACCCGCACCGTCACCAATAACCGACCGCCCGTCATCAGCGGCACGGACGGCGCCCTCGGCAGCTTCAGCACGGCGGCCCCGTCCTACGAGTACACCGTCACCGACGCCGACGGCCATCAGGTCGACGTCGTGGAGATGCTGGACGGCGTCACGCTGCGCAGCTACACCGTGACCCTCGGCCATACCAACACGCTGACGATCGGCTCCGAGGCGTGGCTGAAGGTCGTGAACGGCAGCCACACCCTGAAGATCGTGGCGACCGACGCCAAGGACGCCAGCGTCACCCGCACGCTGACCTTCACCAAGGCCGTCACGTCCGTCGAGTTCGAGCAGACCCTCGCTATGGAGGCCGACGCCATGCCGACCAAGGCCCTCGTCAACATTCAGGGCAATTTCCCGGCCGGCTGCACGCTTCAGGTCTGGATCTGCAACAACGGCAACGACGCGAGCCCGACGTGGGAGGACATCACGCAGAAGGTCAGAGCCGGCCAGAAGCACTACTTCACAAACAAGACCAAGACGGCCGCAGCGTGGGGCGTCAAGGTTAAGGCCAAGCTGCTCCGCGGCTCTGCTACGGAGACCTGCTACATCCAGTCGATCGGAGGTAACTTTGCATGATTAAGCACAGAGCTGACAGCATCAAAGAGCTGAACGAGAAACAGGCCGCAGAGGTCAAGAAGGACAAAACCATCGCCGAGCAGGCTGACACCATCGAGCTGCTGAAGGGCTGCATCATGGAGCTGGCCGACGTGGTCTACGGCGACGGAGGGGAGGTAACAGCATGAGCAAGATCGTCGAGCTGTACGTCAGGGAGCTGACCCGCGAAGGCTCCACCATGACCATCAACGACGTCCCGAAGAAGCTGCGCAAGCAGGTCGAGGACGCCATCGCTGCCATCGAGGCAGCCGCAAACGCTGGCACCGCGAAGGAAAGGGCGAGCGAATGATCGCCCGGGCCCTCGCGTGGCTATTATTAAAAATTGCAGGAAAGGAGGAGCGTGAAATGCTGGTACGTCTGTATGCAGGCGAGATCATCATGGGCCGCATCACCGAGGACAACGTCCCCGCTAAGCTGAAGGCCCGCGTGCACAAGTATCTCGTCGACATGGGCTACTTCGACGACGTCGAGGAGTAAGCCCAACAACAAGGAGGGCCGCGTCCTGCGGCCCTCCGGCTTTTATGAGGTGACACAATGATCGAAATCAACATCGGCGCGCTCGTCGTCCTTCTCGGGATCCCGACGGCCGCGACCGGCTTCTGCTTCTGGATGCTCGAGCACAGGATCCAGAAGCGCGAGAAGCAAAAGGAGGCCGAGGAGGCCAAACGGCAGAAAGAGGCAGCGGCCCGAGAACGTGCCCGTGAAGATCTCCAGATCATCACCATTCAGGGCACGTCGGCAGCCATCGCCCTCGGCGAGGCGACGGCCCGGGCCGTGCAGCGCATCCCTGACGCGCATTGCAACGGGGATATGCACGCGGCCCTCGACTACGCTGCCAAAATCAAACACGCGCAGAAGGACTTCCTCACCAGTCAGGGGATCCACGCGATCATCGACTAAGGAGGTGAGCAGCATGGCCGCAAAGAAGCGCCGGCGCAAGCGTAAAAAGAAAATCGAGGCGAGCAAAAAGCTCGCATACTGGGCGGCCAGCGTGGCAACGCTCAGCGCAGCCAGCTCTCTGCTGCTCTCTGCCTTCGGGCGCGACCCGGTCGGCGAGCTGACCGGCACCATCTTCACCGCCTGCGTCGGCTATCTAATCACATACGCCGGCAAGAGCCTCGGCGAGAAAATCAGCCGAAACCGCCACGGGCTCGACGCCGACGGCAACCCGCTCCCGGATCCGTCCGGGGACACTCTCAACAATGAGGAGGCAAAAGGATGAACACTATCGACATCACACCCATCGTCAACGCAGCCCTCGCCCTGATCGGCGCCGGCGTCAGCGTTTTCCTGATCCCGTGGCTGAAGAAGCAGACCACCGAGGCACAGCGCAAGGAGCTGACCGCGTGGGTAAAGATCGGCGTCGCTGCCGCTGAGCAGCTCTACGTCGGACAGGGCCGCGGCGAGGAGAAGAAGCAGTACGTCCTCGACTTCCTGAAGCAGAAGGGCTTCAAGGTCGACGAGGAAAGCGTCGTCAACGCGATCGAGGCAATCGTCAAACAGCTCAACACTGAGGGCCTGACCATCGAATAACGGAGAGGGCGGGCTCCGGCCCGCCCTTTTCTTGCTTGTAAAGGAGGCAAACCCATGAAAAACCAAAACACCGACGACATCAAGCTGAAGCCCGGCGAGACCGTCACAGACGAGACTCTCGACGAGCTGACCGGCGGGAAAGGAGACGACAATGAGTAACAGCCCTCTGGTGGTCTACACCAAGCTCAGCCCGAACCACTCGGGCAAGCGCACCAAGAAGATCGACACCATCACGATCCACTGTATGGCCGGCAACTGCTCCGTCGAAACCTGCGGCAACCTGTTCGCCAACTCTGCGCGGCAGGCGTCCAGCAACTACGGCATCGGCACCGACGGCCGGATCGCTCTGTACGTCGACGAGGCAAACCGCTCGTGGTGCACCTCGTCCAACGCCAACGACCAGCGGGCCGTCACCATCGAAGTCGCCAACAACGGCGGCGCGCCTGACTGGCCCGTCTCCGCGAAGGCATACGCCGCGCTGCTGGATCTCGTGACCGACATCTGCAAGCGCAACGGCATCAAGCGCCTCGTCTGGTCGACCAGAAAAAACGACCGCGTGAACCACCTGAACGGCTGCAACATGACCGTGCACAGGGACTACGCGAATAAGAGCTGCCCGGGCGACTACCTCTACAACCGCCACGGCCAGATCGCGGCCGAGGTCAACAAGCGCCTCGGCGTCAAGGATGCAGGCGGCAGCACAGGCAGTCAGACCTCGGGCGGCACTACATCCGGCCTGAAGGTCGGCGACGTGGTCGACTTCAAGGGCACGCAGCACTACACCAGCGCAGCGGCTAAGGACGCCAAGACCTGCAAGCCCGGCAAGGCCACCATCACGGCCGTCGCGGCCGGCAAGGCGCACCCGTACCACCTGAAGGCGGTCAGCGGCGGCGGCTCCACCGTTTACGGCTGGGTAAACGCTGCGGACATCTCGACCGGCAGCACCGGCACGGCCACGAGCTACCGCGTGAGGACGACGGCCGACGTGCTGAACATCCGCAAGGGCCCCGGCACCAACTACGGCGTCGCCGGCCAGATCAAGGGCAAGGGCATCTACACCATCGTCGCCGAAGCCGCAGGCCCCGGCGCGACCAAGTGGGGCAAGCTCAAGAGCGGCGCGGGCTGGATCTCTCTGGACTACGTCACGAAACTCTAAAACCGCATAGAAAAGCAGAAACCCGCCCGGAGATCCCGGGCGGGCTTTTCCTGTTTTATAGGGCCCCACACTGCTTCAATCTGGCGGCGGCCATTTTGTAAACCTTCGTGCCTCTGTTCGGGCCTGCGAAGTCATAGACATCACGATCCTCCAGAGACTTCAGCAGGGCAGGATCTTCAGCAATCTCAGCCCCGCAACTGCGCAGAAACTCATACACCGAAAGACTACGCGGATCGCTGAACCTTCCATCGCTCTCCTGCCGGTAAACGGCATAAGCATACAACTCGCCCCGAGCGGCTCCGTGCATCTGGCTGACCATATACGAAAGCAGAGCCTTTTCACCGACAAAGCGCGAAAACTTCACCCCGCAGGCGTGCGCATACAACGAAAGGCCGGGATCTGGTGCAGCCTCGTCCTCGTCGGTGATCCTACTGATGATCGCGCTGACGTCCTCCTTGCATACGCCGTCGGGGAGCATGGCCTCGAGTTCGAGCGCGTAGTCCATTTGCCGATCGGTCGGCGGGATCTGCGGCTCCACCTGCACAGTCATGGGCTCAACGAGGCCATCATCCGCAGCCGCAGCTCTGGCGTCAGCCTCGGTCTGTGCCTCATATCGTTTCGTGTTTTTTCTCCCCGTGCTGGAGTTCATACCAGTAACGCAAAAACGCCCATAGTTTACAAAACCGCCGGACGGGCTCACATAGCCGCCGATCTCGCCGCGCGTCCGTTGCTTCACTTCTACGGTCTGAGCGTGGATCGTGGCCGTGATCGCAGGAGCCGGCTCTGGCTCCTTTTTCTTCAGAAAGCTAAACAGCCCCATGCAGTACCTCCTCCTGATGACTTTGTATTTATTAGTGTTTAGTCATCTTTGGCATAATATTACCATGCCAAAACTGGTAAAGTCAATATTGCATAGTCATCTTTAGCGTAAAGGGAGGCGAGGGCTGCGAAGATATACAAACCAGACGGCAGGTGCAACATCTCCGGGGAGAGAGTCAAGGAGGAGCGGCTGCGGGCAAACCTGTCACAGGAACAGCTCGCCTACAAGCTCCAGATCATCGGGCTGGACGTCACGCAGAAGGTCATCAGCAGGATCGAGAACGGCAGCCGAGTCGTCGCTGACTACGAGCTGGACTATCTGGCGACCGCTCTCGGCACCACCATCAACCACCTGCTCGGGAAAGAATGAGAAAACCGCACGGCAGCGACGCCGTGCGGCTTTTTTTGTGGAAAAACGCGGGAAAATGTTGAAAATCTGCCGAATTATGCTTGACATTATAGAGCAAATGCTCTATAATATAATCACAGGCAAGGGATAGCCGAGTACAGAAAGAAAGGAGAACAAAACCGCGGAAAGGAGGCAAAGCCGTGGATGCTGAGCAGATGAAAAAACTGCTCGAGCTGCTGGAACAGGCTCTAAAGTGTGAACAGGTTGCCACCATTACGATCACAATAAAGCCGAACCAAAAGCCCAAGCAGTAAGGTCGAAGGACGGCGGGAAAAATCCCGCCCGCCGTTCCTTTTCATTATAACCACGAAACCACGGCAAAGTCAAGCGGGAGGAACAACATGGACATCTCGATCAAAGTGACCTACAAAAGCGAGGGGCTGCAAAAGCTCCGCAAGGCTGCCGGCCTGTCTCAGTCTCAGCTCGCCGATCTGGCCGGGATCAAGGTGCAGGTGCTCCAGCAGTACGAGCGCGGTGCCCGGGACATCAACGGCGCGAAGCTGCCGACGCTGCTGAAGATCTGCAACGCGCTGGAGTGCAGGCTGGCTGACATCATCACAGACGAGGAGACGCTCGAGCTCCTGAAAAAGTACGAGGAACACTGACACACAGAAGGGGCGGCCGGCGGGCCGCCCCTTTTCTTTTATCACGGAGGGGAACACAATGGGACAGCACTGGAGCCATCTGACGCCGACCAAGCGCATCCAGCTCGACGCCTTCATCCGCGCAGGAATGAAGCCGACGGACATCGCCAAGGAGCTCGGCGTCCATCATACGACCATCTACCGGGAGCTGAAGCGGTGCACCTATGAGCACCTCAACAGCGACTACACCACCGAGACAAGATACAACCCCGAAGGCGCACAGGCCCGCTATGAGGCCAACCTCCGCGCCAAAGGGCCG